AAAAAGATGAAGAAAAAGGCCGGTAACAACGGACGTTTTAAACACCAACGCCTTGTTAGGCTTGTTTAATGGGAGTCAAAATTCGAGCGCAATTGGCTGAAAAGTCAATGGCAACTTTCACGATCGGGACAACCGATCATCCAACAATCACCGACTCGAACGGCGACACCGTTGTTGTGACGCTTACGCAATACGACACGGCAGGCGCATCAGCGATCGAAGTTGAAACGAATGCATCCGGCGCAGTTGCCGGGACCGCAATCGCAACGATACTCGATTTGGCGACGTCAGGAATCGCGCCCGGTTTTTGGGAACTCGAAGCGGTCGCCGATAAAAACGGCGCAAACCCCAAAACATTGATCCCCAATAATTACACCGGCTTTCCCTACGTGATCGAAATAAAAGCACTAAATACATTCTAAAAGCTATGTTTATTTTTCCATTGATTTTGGGCGCAACAATCGACGCCGATTTAAGAAACGCGCTTGCGGATACGTTCGGTGATTTGATGGATTCGGCGGTGTTGGTGATTGGAACGACGGGAATGGCGGCGACGCTTGTCACGTACACGTTTCCGGCCGCCGCGTTTAATGCCGCCGCCGCCGGAGTATGTACGCTGAACGGCGTACCGGATGCCGCGGACGCAACCGCGACCGGGACGGCGGCCGAAGCAACACTGACGATCGGGATTTATCAAATCACCGGTTTGACGGTCGGCACGTCGGGAACCGACGTGATTATCGACAACACATCGATCGTTTCGGGACAAACGTGTAACTTGACCGCGTTCACATGGACGCAACCTAATACGATATAAAACGATGCCGATAAACAAAACGAAGCTCGACGCGCTGAAATCCGAGTTGAACACTGACCCCGCGACACTCGGTTACCCTGCGTGGAACAACGCATGGGAATGGGTCACGGTAACAAACGCCGGTCAACCGTCGGAAGTACACACGCCGAGCGTCGATCAACCGGCGATCGAAGCATACACCGACGCCGTGTATGTGATCGTGAACAATGCAAACCGGCCGGTAAATAAATCAGCGATGTCGGCCGTCGAAATATTTGAAGGATTCGACGACGCAGAATACGACGCACTAACAGCGGCGAAGCGGCAGGAAGTGCTTTCATTGTTGACAATTTCAGAAGATGTTAACCCGTTCGGTCGGACGGCGAAATCATTGGTTCGAATTTTCGGCGGCGGTTCGGTGACGGTTTCAAACCTCGCGGCAGCGCGAAACGAAAACGTCACGCGAGGCGCGGAACTCGGACTCGGGCATATTCATCACCGTGATATTCGTCACGCACAACTATAGTTTATCATGGCTAACGAAGGAAGAAATTCATGGGTCGCGGCCGCCGCAATTGCGACGTTGACGAATTTACATTCGCTTGCCGACGGTAATATTTGGCAGTCGGCGAAACAAGATCAAACGAATGACCCGACCGATTTGATACTCCGCATTTGGGGGACGCTAGAAATGGCGGCAACCCCAACGGACGGAGATTATTACACGCTCCGATTCGCGAACGGCAACGAACACGGATCGGAAGTGTGGCCGGCGAATTTATCGGAAACGGAAACGGAGCACTCAACGGCCGGGAAAATCCTCGATATTCAGAACATGATCCCGCCCGTCAGGACGGTCGTATGGAATACCGGTGCCGACGCGACGTTGTCGTTTGAATTCGACATTATCAATCCGAACGCCGATTGGATTCTATTGATCGAAGCAAACGGACACGCACTCGCGGCGGCAGGATCATTGATTCATTTCCGATACGTATCGCCACAACTCCAATAGAAAGGGGTTGAAATATGGCGCTTCAAAACGTATTGTCAATCCCATATCAAATGGGGGCGGGTCGGCTCGATGCTATGAACCCCGTCAACCGGCAGCACCCAATTACGAGAGGCATGTTCGGTTGGTGGCACAGTCTTGGCGATTCGTTGCACCCGATCAATTTAATCAACGGCGTACAAGCGACCGTCGGGGATGGGTCGCCGGAGATCGGTCAACCGGGGCCGACAAAATTGATGAACGGAATGTTGTTCGACGGGTTGACGGATCGGATCGCTTGCAATCACGGATGGAAGGGGTACGCGCAGGGGATTAGCTGTTTCGGATGGGCGTTTAATGAAGACGATGACGGGAGCGGCGCAGATTTTATATTTGCCCACGTTGACGGCCCCGGCGGGGATGGGTGGGCGCATGGGTATTACCAATCCGGATCGAAACAACATACGACGGTGCGATTCGTCGCCGATCATTTTAGTGACGTATCATTTCTGCATACCGTCGGGAAGTGGTATCATTGGGGATTCACGTTCGACAATATCAACAACATCGCGCGGTATTGGATCAATGGCATTCAAATATCGACGGACATGACGACGCTGACGGCGGTCAATGAACACAATGATTGGGAAACCAATATCATGTCGATAGGAGCGCGGACGGATGGAACGACGGCGTCGAAGTTTTGGCCCGGTGCGATTGCAGATGTGGGCGTGTGGAATCGAGGATTGAGGAATTCAGAAGTCGTGCAATTGTATCAAGAATCGTTATTGGATTATCCCAATATGCTGAACCGGCAGAGCCGAACACTGTTTGTCGGACGGAAGGCACCGGCGTCGAAAACAAAAGGAATGATATTGCTGCCGAATTATGGGTAATCAGTACGAAAAAATAAATGGCGTGATCAGGCGGAAGCATCCGTTGATGCATGGTTGTCGGCTGGCGTGGACCCCGTTCTCGAATAATGGTATCGACGTGTGGTATGACGGGATGGGACTCAACGTGCCGTTCACGATTGCGCTGAATAACGACACGAAAATGCGGCCGAGCGAAATGGGCAGGCCGTTTCCGGTGTTGTATGTCGGAACGACGTCGGTGAGGACGGACGCGAAGTATGATACAAGTTTAGCAAGACGGTGGTGCCCGAACGATTACCAATTCACGTTCATGATGTTTTTTTATGCGATATCGGAAGAAGTTACCGACCCGCGTGTGGTTACGTTTACATCGAAATTATGGGTTAACGGAACGGGGTCGGGAGCGACGGAACGTTGGCGGTGTCAATTTCAACCCACCGGAACGACGCGAACGATGGATTTCGACAATCCGCAGTCAGTTTTGAGGCTTGGAAACTGGCAGTCTATTGCGACGACGATTGATATCAGGCATGGAATTTCGGCAACGTATATGAATGGGCACATTCAAAACGACACGGACGCGTATGGTACGAACGAGTTAGGGTGGGGCACGAATGACGATATCACGATCGGGAATCGGCACAACAATAATTTGTACACGGTTGAAGGAGAATACGAGTCGTTGTTTACGTGGGAGCGACCATTGTCAGAACAAGAGATTTTGGCGATGCACAATGAAATCGTAAGCGGTTATCAAAATATCATTAACCGAGGGCCGGTCGCGGTGCCGATCTACGGCCCAAGCGGGGCTAATGCCGACGCACGATTGTACCCGTACCGAGTATGAACCGGCCGATTGACATACTGAATCCGGTAAACAAGAAAAGTGCGTTCGCCGCCGGCCTTGTTGAAATGTTTCACGCCGAAATACGCGCGTCCGGTGCGGTGATTCACGGCTTAATTCGAGGCACCGAAGTACCTGCAAACACCGGAACGGTGCCGCGCGAAGGCCGCGGGTTCAAATTCAATGAAACGAACGCATTCGCAACACCGTCAACGGCACCGGCATATTTGCGGCAAGGCCGATTATTGACGTCGTGTACGATGTTCATGGATTTAGAAATGATACCCGACGCCGCCGATGATTTCGCATTCATGGCCGTCGAAGGATCAGGAACCGATTCTTGGGATTGGTACATGGCGAACAAACGATATTGGCGTTTTGGAAATCAATCGGGGACGCATCAAACCGATTCAATCGGTGGGTGGGCGTACGCGGCCGGAGTATTGTCAGATGAAAAAAGACACATTATTGCGGTGACGTTCGAATATCCCGGCAACGTGTCGTTTTATGTCGACGGGCGTTTCGACGTTTCAATCGCAGCGGTCGGGGCGTGTACCGATCAGTCTAGGGAATTCAAAATCGGAAACAACCTGACGTACGGTGTCGGGAATTTCCCGTTTTATTCGTCGTTGATTTATGATCGAGCGTTCACGGCGGAAGAAGTGTGGCACACGACGCAACAAATAAAAAATGATTACCCGTCGTTGCTGAATCGAATGCCGATGTACGTGCCGGGGCTGTTTTCATCAGTAACCGAGGTCGATTTAAGCGTCGCATTGGCGAACGCCGCCGCAACATTGTCGGCGAATATTGACGTCGAACCTGAAATAACGGCAGGATTAATCAACGCGGCCGCTGTACTTGCCGGAACGATTGATGTCGACAACGACGTTTCGGCCGTATTAACAAACGCCGCGCAGATTGTTTCGGGCACACTTGAAGTGCTCGACGATATTTCGTCGGCATTGTCGAGTCCGACACCGGTCGTTTCTGCTACGATCGACAACGAACTCGAAGCATCGGCCGCATTAGCGAACGCCGCTGCCGTTGTCGCAGCAAACATAGACGTAGAACCCGAATTAAGTTCAGCGTTATCGAACGCGGCCGCCGTAGTCGCAGCAACGATTGATAACGAATTGGAAGCATCGGTCGCGTTATCAAATGCCGCCGCCGTAATTGCCGCAACAATCGATGTCGAATTAGAAGCATCGATAGCGTTATCGAGTCCCGCGCCGGTGCTCGCGGGTAATATTACGACCGGAACGAATTTGTCGGCCGCGCTTGTGAATGCGGCTGCCGTACTTGCGGCGACGGTGGACAATGAATTGGAAACATCGGTGGCACTTGCGAACGCCGCAGCCGTGATTGCCGCCGTCATCGATAACGAATTAGAAGCGTCGTCGGCACTGACGAATGCCGCTGCAACGCTCGCCGCAACGATTGATGCCGAATTAGAAATCACGTCGTCGTTGACGATCGCGGCTCAATCGCTTGCCGCAACGATTGCCCACGTAAGCGAAGCGCAAAAATTAGAAACGTGTGCCGGTGCGTTCACACACGAAACCGCAGCCGGAGCGTTTGCAATTGAAACAACCGATGGCGAGTTTACATTCGAAACCGCCGAGGGCCGATTCCTCGCCTAATAAAACCCCAAACACGTAAACCGATGTATATCAGACTCATAGTAGAAAACGACGACAAATCGATCGACAAAACCGTACAATGCGGAACGGTCACATTCGGGCACGACCCGAAAAACAAATCGAAAATGATCGCAACGTTTTCAGGTATGGTGCCCGAAAAAGACGGTGATCCACTCCCGTCGGAAACAGTCCGATTCCCCAAAAAAGGCACGAAACTAGTCCGTTTGCAGACAAAAGACGGATGGATGTAGCTGATCGAATTGATCACTCGTAAGAAAACCGAACATGAAAAATGTCAACGACGGAACTCTCGACGTCGCAGTCGAAGATATTGAACCGCATCCGGCGAACCCACGCGAGGGAGATGTCGGAGCGATTGCAGAATCAATTGCTGAAAACGGATTCTATGGGCGCATCGTCGTCCAAAAGTCAACCGGTCATATCATTGCAGGAAATCATCGGTACAAAGCCGCGTGTCATTTGGGATATAAAACGGTCCCGGTGCAATACGTCGATGTCGATGACGATCGTGCCTTGCGAATTCTGACGGTTGATAACCGATCGAACGACCTTGCGACGTATCGAAACGATGAATTGTCGACGTTGCTTGTTGAATTGGCAAAGACGCCGGACGGATTATCGGGCACCGGATTCGACGGTGACGACCTCGATGCGCTGTTGAAAGACATCGGCGAGCCTGATTTCAGTGATTCGCGCATCGCCGGAGATGAACAAAACACATTGATCGTGAACTGCGAATCCGAAAACGAGCTTCGCACGTTATACGGCGAAATGGTAAACCGAGGCCACAAATGCAGAATTATGAGCTAACATTATCGGCGACACCGTCGCAATCGTTCCGGTGCATGAAAGCCGCGAACTCGCTCGACATCGATATCGAAAAGAAATTGACACACCATTTTTCGGTTGATGCCGATTTCGATTCCGAATTCAATGTCGGTTTAATCGTCGGCGCATCCGGTTCCGGTAAAACAACATTAGCAAAACACGTATTCGGCGACGATTGTTTTCACGAACATCTTGATTTAGGACGGCCGGTGATTGATCAATTCCCCGACGACATGGAATACAACGATTGCGCGGCGTTGCTGATCGGTGTCGGATTGTCGCAGGTTGTGTGCTGGATTCGTCCGAGCGTGACGTTGTCGAACGGTCAACGAGTACGTGCGGAAATCGCATTGCACATGGCACACGACGTCTCAGGCGTTGTGGCGATCGATGAATGGACATCCGTCGTCGACCGCACCGTTGCCAAAGCAATGTCACACACCGTTCAAAAACACGCGCGTCGGAATAAACGGCGATTCGTTTTGTGTTCGTGTCATTACGACGTCATCGAGTGGTTGCAACCGGATTGGATTCTTGATTGCAACAAACAGACATTCACCGTTCAAAAAAAAAAGAACGGCGCGAAAAACTACAGTTCGACATCCGGCGTGTCGACCGAAGCACATGGCGATATTTTAGCAAGTATCATTATTTGAGCGAACGGCTCCCGGGTGGGCACATCGAAACGTTCGGTTTGTTTTGCGGCGACGATCAAATCGGGTTTCAATGTTTCGCGAATTACGTGCCGTGGCGCGACAAGGTCAACACGCGCGAAAAAATGCATTCGAATCGAACGGTTGTGCATCCTGATTATGTCGGCCTCGGACTCGGAATCCGCGTCATCAACGTGACGTCGGAATACATGACGCGCGAAGGGTACGACGTTCGAGCCAAATTCTCGAGCGTTCCGGTATTCCGCGCCATGGAACGTCAATCGTGTTGGCAATTTCAAGACGAACAACGTCCGATCGGGAAAACGCGTGTCGGCGGCAACATGAATCGTCAAACATCGTTTCGGGAAAACGTGCGAGTATTTGCGTTTCGCTATATTGGGGGAATAGAACTCGACGAATATGCCTGAGAACTACGAAAAATACACGCCTGATCGCATGATCGAAGCGTTGAAGGCCGCATCCGGTGTCATCGCCGCCGCCGCGCGTCACGTCGGATGTTCGCGCAACACCGTCAAAGCGTACATGGATCGCTACCCCGAAGTCATGGCCGCATGGGAAGAACAATACGAATCGATCGGCGACGAATGGGAAGGTCAATTGATTTCGTTGATACGAAAACCGAAACACAAGGACTATTTCGCCGCTTTGCGGTTCGGTTTGCGAACGCGTTATCGAAAACGCGGTTATGGCGACCGGCAGGAAATTGAGCATTCAGGATTCAAGATGCCGGAAGGGTTTAAAATTACGATCGTAAACAAACGGCAGGATGCAGATAGCGACGACGCCGACGACGATTGAATCGCCGATCGAAGGGACGTGGATATTAGAAGAAACCCTCAATTGCACGTCGCGTTACCTCGTTTTACAAGGCGGCACACGATCATCGAAAACGTATTCGGTCATGCAATCGTTCGCGACACGGTTGTTCACGCCGTCGGAATATGGCGCACGAATGGACGTCGTTCGTAAAACGATGCCGTCGTTACGCGGCTCGGCAATGGTTGATTTCTTTGAAATCTTACACGCGAATGATTTATACAATCCCGATTGGCACAACAAGTCGCAAAACGAATATGTCGTTCCGCATTACGACACAAAGGTGTCGTTTCTCGGACTTGATCAGGCGCAAAAGATCCGTGGCCGTGGCCGCGATCGGTTGTTCGCAAACGAGGCGAACGAATTAACCGAAGAAGATTTCCTTCAATTGCGCGTCCGTACGCGAAAACAACTGATTTTCGATTACAATCCGTCCGATCAGTTTCATTGGATATACGAGAAAGTGTTACCGCGCGACGATTGCACGATATTCAATTCGACGTACATCGACAATCCGTATTTGCCGCAATCGTTGGTCGACGAAATCGAGTCGTTAAAGGACATGGACCCCGATTATTGGCAAGTCTATGGACTCGGAAAACGCGGCGTCAATCAAGCGACAATATTTCCGCTATGGGAGTTCGAAGAAGAATTCCCCGACGACGCAATCGATCCGGTGTATGGACTCGACATCGGTTTCACGAATCAGACGGCACTTGTTCAGGTCGTCGTCAACGAAACGCGCGACGGCAAAGATGAACTCGTATGGGATCAACTGTTATATGAACGACGATTGACCGATGACGATTTGATTGCGCGATTCGATGCGTTGGGAATCATAAAACACCGCCCGATGTATGTCGATTCATCGTCGGTGCAGACGATTGAAAACCTTCAACGCGCCGGGTATAACGCCGGTCCGTCGGATAAATCAGTCGGCGACGGGATAAAGTCCGTAAAATCATATAAATTGCGCGTGACAAAACGATCGTCGGATCTGCAAAAAGAACTTCGTGCATACAGATTCAAGGTCGATCGTGACAATCGTGTACTCGAAGACCCCGTAAAATTTCGCGATCACGCCATCGATGCGGGTCGCTATGCAACACATTCTCATTTTGGTGAACGCGGGGGCGAATCATGGATCGTAGAATAGTCGATATTCATACGCTGAAAACGGCCGGTGGAACCGAGCTTGTTCAATTGATGAACAAGGCCCTTGACACGGACAAAATCAGTATTCAAAAAGCGTATCAAACCGTTTCATACATGCGAGCGGCCGTACGATTTCGCGCCGGTGACGTCGCGAATGTGCCGTTTGTGATCCGGCGCAAAGGACGACCGAAGCGGGAAAAGCCGATATACGATTCGCGCCTCGGTGAATTGCCGCCTCAATACATGTGGTTTTCGAAGCTGTCGCACCTGATTTTTTTGATCGAAGCATCTGTATGCCTCACCGGAAAAGCCGCGATGTTTATCGAGCGTTCCGGCCGGTCGGTTGTGAATCTGATTTGGATGAACCCGTTGTCGGTGACGCCGATTTATCACCGCACGACCGGGCAATTGGTTCATTACAACCGGAAAGTCAACGGAAAAGACGTCACGCTCGCGATCGAGGACGTCGTATTCATTGCACCGTTAGACGTGTTCGACGAACAACACGGAACGGTTCCCGACGCACAGGCGGCGTTGATAAACGCGACGATAATCCACAATCTCAATGAGTTTTTGTCGGGCGATTTGAAAGGCGGTTTATTAAAAAACATGCTTCTGCTTGTCGGTCCACAAACGCCGGTGAATGAACGGTCGGTTTTAAAAACGTTCATGGACGAAAATTTCAAAGGCGCACGATCGAAGAAAAAGTATGCCGTCATGCGCGCCGACAAGGTTGACCCCGTAATGATCGGTAACGGGCTCGCGGATTTGCACGACGCCGCAATCGAGTCTGAACAACGACGGGCAATCGCCGCCTCGTTGCGGATTCCGCATAGTGTCCTGACGTCGGATGCTGCAAATTATGCGGTTTCTCAGCAGGACAAATTGAATATGACGACCGGAACGACGATCCCGCAATGTCAGAATCATGCAGCCGAACTCGTGTTTCAGTTATTTTCGACAATCGGTTTGCATTTTGAATTTCAATACAAGCTGATCGAATCGCTACAAACGGCCGAGCTCGAACAAGCGAAAGCCGTCGGTGAAGTCGTCGAAAAAGGAATTCTAACGCCGAACGAAGGGCGCGAAATCATCGGGAAAGAACCGATCGCCGGTGGTGATGTGCTTCGCGAAAAACAAACGCTCGCGCTGTCGACAGGGAAAACACTTGGATTCGATACATTGAAACTCGTTCGTGCATGGGAGAAAAACGCGTACGATTACGGGCGCGATTTCATTCAATCGACCGAAGGGATTCCCGATCGAATTGTGAAAACGATCCAAACGCGACTTGACAACGGCGAACCGTTGGCGGCAGCATTTTCGCCGCCGTGGGTCGACAATTACCCGATCACGAATGGCGTCGCTTGATCTATTTGCGAAGGGCAAGAAACGGCGCGCGTTAAAAAAGGCGATGGACGCCGAACGCGAACGCCGCGAAAAACGTCATCGAAAACCGATGCGTCGCGCGCTCGATACACAAATTGAATTGATAAAGGATGACATACGGCAAACCGGAAACTTCGACAAGATTCATTCGGAACCACTTGAGCAAGCGGTTGACTCGACTACACTCGACATCGGCGAACACTTCGCCAAAATCTCTATTGCGGCCGCCAAGGAAAAATTCGGAGAACGAGACCGCGACGAGGGCGCAATCGAACGGGCGCGCGAAATCATCGAAGCGTATTCGCGAAACGAAGTTGTTCGCCGCGTCAGTATGTACGACAATCATTTGCGCCGCATTGTCGGTGGTATTATTTCGGACGTACGAACGAAATACTTCCGGCAAGACGTCCTTAAAACATTCGAAAGCGCGGAGATCGCCGAAATTCTTTCCTTGATCGATCGATGGTGGACCGACAATGCAAAGGTGCGAACGATCGGGATCGTGTCCGACACGGCGGTCAACGGAATGAACCTCGGAATGAATTCAGGATTTCAAGGCATGGACCGCGAAGTCATGAAAATTTGGATGGCAACGCTTGACGGAAAAACGCGCGATTCACACGCGATTGCGGATTCGCAACCACGATTGATGGACGAAGCGTTCGATCTCGAAGGCGGCCAACTAATGATGCCGGGAGATACTTCGCGCGGCGTCGATATGGCTGAAATCTATAATTGCCGATGCGGTATATCGTATGAGGCACTCGAAACTATTTGACAAAATGACGGAAGTTCGAATCGAAGAATACATGACCGGAAACGAAACGCGGTCATTATCGGACAATCAAAAAGGCGAAGTCCTCGGCGCAGTCGAACGAATGTTCAACGGGCATTGCGACGAAATCGTAATAAAACGAAAAGGGAAATCGCTGAAAATAGACCAAAAACGGCTACAACACTCGGTTGGTGCCCGATAGCACTCGGCACGTATTGACACGACGTCGACCGATAGGTACATTGCCTGTGCAATTCTCTCTATCGTGGTGGGATGATCAGGAATTGCGTCTGTAAAAAAAGCTCGCATTGCGGAACGCTCATATCAGAGGGCGGCTTGATTTTAAAGGGATCGGGCCGCCTTTTCTTTTTATATGAATGACGAACTGAAAGCCCTACTCGAACGATACGGTGTCGACGACACGCGTCAACTCGTTCAATTAGGCGACACGGTCAAAGCACTCGGAAACAACAAATTCGCAGGTCGCGCCGTTCGTTGGGGTTCTCCCGGCGATGTTGATTTGATCGGGGATTATTTCCACGCGAAAACCTACTACGGCGAAGTCGAAGGGAATACGTACCCGATTTATTATCAACACGGATTCGACGGGACGTTGAAAAACCTGCAAATCGGAACGGCGAAACTCAATATCGACGAAGAAGGTTTGTGGTTGGAAGGGCAACTCGAAATACGTGAGGAATACTTATCGCGCAACGAGGCCGAAGAAGCACAAAAATGGCTTCGCCCGATCTATAAACTTCTTGATGGCGGCGTCCTCGGACTGTCGACCGGTGCGCTTTCGCACCTTGCATCGGGTCGGTTTATGGGCAAATCATTTCAATGGGATCAATGGATCATCGGAGAAATTTCTTTGACACCGAACCCGGCCGAACCACGCGCCGAAGCCGATCCCGTCAAAAACGCTCATGCGTTGGCGACATACGCAGAAATTAGAAACCGTCCGACGTTCAAATCACTGATCGGCGACACGCAAAAGACCGAAGTCAAGATCGACGGCGAACAAGTCGCAAAAGCGATCGATGTAAATATCAATATCAGCACTCCCGAAAAAGATCAAACAAAAACGATGAACGAAGCTCAAAACACAGAAGCCGTCGACAAAAAAGAAACGGATCTTTCAGCGAAATTAGACACGCTGATCGAAGTCGTTTCCGAGTCGAACGGACGGGTCAAAGCACTCGAAGCGGCCGAAGCCGCACGTGTAGCGGCTGCGGGTGACGACGCTCTGAAAGCGGGAGTCAACGCCGGTGGCGGTTCCAATTTTGCAACGAATGCTGCTGCAATCATTACGCATGGCATTCCGCATCACAAGTACGATAACTATTCGATTTGTGAACTCGCGATGTGCGCGGATTTCCTCGATGCCGGTTTCGGTGTCACGGCGAAAAACCGCGCACCGTCACAAGGGCTTTACGCGCACCTTGCATCGCGATTGATGGCGTCCGACGGTGAACTCGATCGGTACAAATTCGCAAAAAATGAATTTCTTGAGTTTGCCCGATTGAACGGATTGACGTTGAAAGCAAATGAATTGATGCAATCGACACTCGCCGCAGGCGGTGACGAATGGATCGGCGTAGCATATTCCTCAGAAATATGGGACGAAATTCGTGACTCGCAGTTCGTATTGCCGACGTTGAAGCAAATTGAATTCCCTGCCGGAGCCGAATCAATGACGATCGGCAAGAAAACCGGTTCGGTAACATTTTACACGATCGCACAGGCGTCGGCACAATCGGCGAACCCCGGCGATACGACACACACCGTCACGACATCGAAAATGACGACAGGTCAGGTTTCGTTGTCGCTCGCGAAAGTCGGGGCCGGATCAACGATCACGGGCGAACTGTCGGAGGATTCATTTCTTCCGGTCGTATCGGTTCTGCGTGACGATTTCATCGAGGAAGGGCGCGAAGTGCTCGACTCGATGGTCTTGGACGGCGACACCGCCGCCGGTGCGTCGGCAAATATCAACGATATTGCCGGAACGCCGGGAGGAACGGAATTTTTCATGGCATTCAACGGAATGCGGAAATCGTGTCTTGTAACGACGACCGCGAATTCTCGCGACGGTGGTGTGCTTGATGAAAACGATTTTTTGGAAACGGCCGCGCTTATGGGTGATGCAGGAAAAGAAGGTGCCGACATTACGAAAGTTCAGTTCGTAATCGATCCGGCAACGCATCGCAAAGCCGTTCAGCTTCCTGTTTTCAAAACGCGCGATGTCAACGGACAAGCGACAATTGAAAACGGCCGTCTGACGAATGTTTACGGATATCCCGTTGCAACGTCATACAACATGCATCGTGGCTCGACCGATCGTAAAGCGAACGCAGCCGGTAAGGTTGATCTCGACACGACGGCGAACAACGCGAAAGGCGCAATTCTTGCGTATCGCGGCGACCGTTGGATGTTCGGTTGGCGTCGTCGTGGAACGATCGAGGCTCAGCGCGTCCCGCGCGCCGACGCGACAGAATTCACGTATATCTTACGCTGTGGACTCGTTCAACGAGACACCGAAGGATCTGCAATCACATACAATGTAACCGTTTAGGGTGCAATCATGGGTAAAGGTGGAACGTATATCCAACGCGAAGCAGCGGCGGGTGTCCACGGCGTACGCGCGAAAACGGTAGAATTCACCGAGGACGGAGGCACGACCATAACCGGTTCGGTCGCTATCCCGGCGGGTTCACTTGTTCTCGATATCAAAGTTCGTAATACCGTTTTGTGGGATGACGGCACATCGGCGACGATGATCGTCGGTGACGACGACGATGCGAACGGATTTTTCGCTGCTGTAAACGTAAAAGCGACGGATCTCGTTGTCGGCGAAGAAATCAACTTTGAAAATTTCGGTGGTAAACAAGGCGTTTATCTCGTTGCGGCAACCGGACATCGCGCCGTCTACTATCCGGCTGCAAATAATATCATCGGCGTCGTCACATCGGGCGGCCAAGATGGGAGCGCAGGCCGAACACTAATGACCGTGATTTACGTCGAGGCTTCGAAAGAACAAGCCGTCAGCGTATAAACCCGCAGACCGTCAACGGTTTGGGGTCAACCGTTTACGCACGAAGGGGAAGCCCGTCCGTCCTACAAGATGGACGGGTTTTCTTGTTAAACCAACACGACAATGAAAGTAGAATTTATCCGCGATTATCGAGGCAAACCGACACGCGAGCGTTTTTTTGAAACCGGTGAGGAATGGGAATGTGGTGAACACACCGGGGCCGTTTTGATTTCTGTCGGTGCCGCAAAACAGGTCGGCAAAAAAGCCGCACCGAAGAAAAAAGCTCCCGCGAAAAAGAAAACACCCGCTAAATCAAAGGCGAAGAAATGAGCAAATTCAGAGACATCAAAATCAACGTCGTCACAGATGCCGGTGGTGATTTCAGCGAAGAAACCGCCGTTGGTTTCGGCCGACTCGTTGCCGTCGAAGTCAACGACATCGACCTTGCGGCGACGGCCGATATTACGATTGCATGTACGTCGTCGCCGGGTGGCATTGATCGCGACTTGATTGTGTTAACGAATGTTACCGCCGACGCATGGCACGACGTTCGCGGTCTTGGTTCGAATGTAGCCGGTGCGTCGTCGTCGGAGTACGTACACCCGTTCGTTGCCGGTGCAATCACCGTCACCGTCGCACAAGGCGGTAACGTATTAACCGGAACGGTCGTTTTATACATCGAGGAATAAATGCACGTAACACGAACCGATCCGTCGATTGAACCGGTTACGATTGCCGAAGCGAAAACGCATTTGCAAATCGAACACGACGACGATGATTTGTATATCAAATCATTGATCGAAGCCGCGCGCGTCGAATTCGAAGGCAACACCGATCGCGCGTTAATCACGCAAACGGTGACCGTTGAATTTGATTCCGGTGACATCAATGTCATGTCGGCAATATTCCCGATTCGGCCGGTGATCACGTTGACGTCGTTTAAATATTACACGTCCGACGGTGTTGCGACCGCATGGACCGACGGTTCGGATTTTTATACGTACGGGCTTGATCCGATGAAACTCGTTCCTGACAACTCGTTGTTTATTGCGGAACGCCGTCATCAAGCGTTTCAAATGATCGCGTCATGCGGTTACGGTGCGACCGCCGACACCGTACCGAAAGACATTCGCGACGCGTTATTGACGCGCGTGTCCGATCGGTTTTGGAATGAATCATCGGTGATTCCGGGCATGTCAGTTCAAACGAAAACGCCGGTTTCGTTCGACGACGTCGTTGATAAATATTGTTCATTCGTGATAATGTAATGCCGCGACTAAGACATCCACATCGTTTGCAATTCGTCGATCGGACGATGACGAAGAACGCTTCACACGAACGCGTTCCGGCCGACAAAGTATTGAAAACAATTTGGGGCACATTGAAAAACGTCACCGGCCGACGCGGTGAAATCGCGGAGCAATTCCGTGGCGTCGCAACGCATTTCGCGCGCGTGAATTTCGATCCTGATTTCGCGTTGAAAGGCGAATCAATCAAGGCCGAACATCACATGATTTTTGATTCGCGCCGTTTTGGAATTACAGGGATCTATCGGCCGAATGAACGCGGTCGTGAACTTATGATTGTATTCGAGGAATTGCAGACGTAATGCCGAAACGCGGAGCCATAGAATTTAAAATCAGTCGTCGTGAAATGGATCGTGTCACGAAGAACATGGGCAAATACGGCGACGGCGTACGTCGACGTCTAAAACACGCCGTCGAAGATACGTTGTTAGCCGTTCAACGCGAGGCCGTTCGGCTCGTACCGGTGAAGCGAGGCAATTTAAAACGCACGATTCGACCTGATAAGATCGGTTCATACGAAGGCCGCATTCTCGTCGGTGGGCAAAACGACGTCGATTATGCGTCCGACATCGAATACGGCACGAAAGCACACACAATCGAGCCGGTCAACGCAACGATTTTGCGATTCAAAGTCGGAGGACAAATCGTGTGGGCGAAAAAAGTAAATCACCCCGGCACCGCCGCGCAACCGTTCATGGCACCGGCCGCCGAATCGCAACGGCAACCACACATTGACCGTGTTGTGAGGGCACTCCGACCGAATGCTTGATCCACGAGTTACGATACGCGACGCCGCCGGTGACGCATTGATTGTTCAATTGACCGCCGACGGTTACACGACCGACACGGCGAATCGCGTTGTGACGAATCCTGATATTGATACGCCACGGCCGTACATCCAATTGAATCAAATGTCCTATCAACCGTGGTCGACGCGCACACACGAGGGCGCGAACTGTCGATTGACAATGGTCGCGGTCGCCGAAACATTAACCGAAGCAATGACCGTCGCCGCGTCGATTGTTTCGAAACTCGGGCGCAATTTATTGACGCTCGATTCACCGCACGAAACGAAAATGGCGTGGCCTGAATTCACCGACGAAGATGCGAATCTCGAATGGCGCGTCGGCGAAATCGATTATTACGGCGTCGTCGTTCGAATGCGCTATCACACAATGGAAACCGGATAAACGAATGGATATCAGAATAGGAATCATGGTGCCCGTATGGGGTCGTCACCGCCTCGCGGCCGCGTCGCTCGAATGGAACCGTCGTGCATTAGAGCGCGCCGGTGCCGAGGTCGTGGGCGTCGTCGTGGGCAGCGAGGGAGCGAAATCAAAGGCCGTTGCCGAAAAGGCAGGATTCGAATACGTCGAACACAAAAATCAACCGTTGGGCGCGAAATGCATGGCCGCCGTTCCGACATTACAAGCCGCCGATTGTGACGCCGTGATGTGGCTCGGATCGGATGATTTCATTTCACAGGCATACGCCGATTTCGTTGTCGAAAAAATCGACGAAGGTTATCAGGCGATTTCGCATCGGTCGTGTTGTTTTTACAACGGCAACGACCGCGTGTATCACGCGCGGTTTATCACCGGCGTCGGCGCAACGGTGTCGACGGCGTTGCTCGACAATCTACGATGGAAGATGTTCGATCCGACGTTGACGAAATACCTCGACCGGTCGTTCAAAGAATTGGTTTGGGACAAGGCGAATCCGGCCTACGTGATTACGGATTGCCTGTATAAAAATCATATCGTCCCGATTCTCGATGTGAAAACCGATGAAAACATGTGGTCGATGAGAGCCATGCGGAAGATCGTCAAACTCGATCACCGTCCCGCAAACGTTTTTCTCGATACGCATTTTCGTGGGCTACGAAAGAAGCTCGAAAGGATCACCGTAACAAAACAAACAGATAAATGAGTATTAAAAACGGACGGGCGTTCCTCGCGTACTTCGCGACCGCTGCGCCCACACTCGGACACTCGACGGCCGACGCCGCGTACACGGTTGCCGCGTATTTGGTGTCGTTGTCGATTTCGTCATCGGTCAACGCGATCGATATTTCGAACAAAGATTCGGGCGAAAATTCTGAATACCTCGGCGGCCGTCGGTCGACATCGTTCACAGCAACGATGCGATTTAAAACGGCCGAGGACGGGGGGCAAGGAAAATTCGTTGCCGCGTTCGAATCGGCCACAAAAGAATTGTGGTTCCTTTTCAGTTCCGACGTCGCCGGTGACGAGGAATATTATGGGAAAGCGATTCTTACATCGTACGACGTGAACCTTGATGACGAATCGGCGATCGAAGTTTCGATCTCCGCAAACGTCACTGGCGCGCTGACTCAGGGCACCATAACTTAAAAGGGAAATTTATTCCCTTCAATTAGTTACGGTGATCCCATATGCAGAACGCATATCACGACGGCTATAAAATCGAGTTGGGCGGCGAGCCGAAATTCCTTCGGCTCTCGCTCGCCTCGATTCGTGTCGCCGAAGAAGTTCACGGCGTCATTGTCGATTTGACGACACTCGACGACGGGACGTTCAAACCCTCGATGTTCGCGACCCTCGTATGGTGCGCACTTTTACACGACGATCATATGTTGAAAGAAATCGACGTAATGATCCAATTGATGAAGGAACCGCCCGAATCACAGCAACGAATTCAATTCGTGCTTGGTAAAGGAATGGCCGACGTCGGGGAATCGATGAACAGTTTCAGGCATGGAGTCGAAGCGTCCGAGTTGACGACAAACGGTCAGACGACCGAGACGACGGAGACCATAGAAGTGGTCAACGCAGACGATTCCTAGATTTCGACGCGGTTGACGAAGCCGGATTTCGATTACTCGGATTGTACCCGGCACAGATAGACAAATTATCAATTCGATATTTCTTTCGCGCGCTATTATGGGCCGCGCAAGAAAAACGAGACGAAACCGATTTCGCTTGGCAACGGTCGCTCGCCATTGCGACGGCCGTTTTGAAATGGGGCGGCGGTTCGAGTATAAAAGACAACGTGCCGCTGACATACGTTTACGATCAAACGATCGGTGACGCCGGAAAACAACGGCGGCAAAAACAAATCGGCGGGGCCGAATTAGAACGAGAATTCGAATTAGCTAAACTCAGATCACGCGACCGCGCGCAACGGAATGGCATTAGGAATCGGCAAACAAGTTGATCAACTATTTATCGGCGTCGGATTAAATCCGAAGGAGTTCGATAAAGGTCTAAAATCCGTCACGAAGAAGATCAACGGTGCCGGAAAGAAAATGATGGGCGTCGGCAAGACGTTCACAAAATCGGTGTCGGCCCCGATACTTGCGTTCGGCGTTGCGTCGGTCATCGCGTGGGACAAACAAGCAAAAGCAATCGCGCAAGTCGAAGCCGGTCTAAAATCGACCGGTGGGCAAGTCGGCCTCACGACGGCGGAGCTCCAAAAAGCCGCGCAAGAGATTCAATCGAATTCGATTTTTGGTGATGAGGAAATCATGACCAAGGCGACGGCGAATCTTTTAACGTTCACGAATATTTCCGGCGAAGCGTTTATTCGCACCCAACAAGTCGCCGTTGATTTGTCGCAGAAAATCGGCACCGATTTAACGTCGTCGACAATCATGTTGGGCAAAGCGTTAAACGATCCGGTCGCGAACATGGGCGCGCTCGGTCGTGCCGGTATTCAATTTTCCGTCGAACAAAAAGAGGTCATCAAGGCACTTGCCGAAGGCGGTCGGCTCGCCGACGCGCAAACGATTATACTCGGCGAGCTTGAAACGCAATTCGGTGGCGCAGCTGCAGCGGCCGCCGCCGCCGGTGCCGGTCCATTTCAACAGTTGATGAATACGGTCGGCGACATGACCGAAATGTTCGGCAAAATCATCACCGAAGCATTGATTCCGTTGGCCGCGAAGTTCAAAGCCGTCACGGAAAAGATCATGAAATTGTCGCCGGAGAAAAAGAAACTGATCGTGGTCATCGCGGCGATTGCGGCGGCTTTACCTCCCTTGATTTTTGGCATCGGTGCATTGATGGCCGTTATCAATCCATGGGCCGTCGCGATCGGCCTCGTTGTTGCGGCCGTCGCATTGTTGATCATCAAATGGAAGGACATCAAAGCGTGGATCGATACGAAGATGCCGATCATCGGCCGCATCATGGACAACGTTTGGATCGGCGTCAAAGATTTATTCGTGTCCGTCGTCGAAGCGTTCAAGTTCGGGTTCAACGTTATTTGGAAAGCGTTCGATTGGTGGATTCACATTTTCACATCGACGTGGGACATTTTCAAAGCATTGTTTTCCGGTGATTGGGCCGGTTTATGGGAGGGCGTAAAGAATTTATTTTCCGGCATGTGGGACCGCATCAAAGACGCGTTCGCCGCCGCGATTCAGGGCATTATGAAAATCTTGCCGGGGTTCGTGAAAGATTGGCTCGGCATTACGGAGGACGTCGCCGGTGGTGCCGACGACATCGCTGAAAAATTAGAGGAAGATGTACCGGACGCCGCGAAAACAGCCGTCGATGCCGTCGGCGATTCGCCGGGTGGTCTAGCATCCGAAATGGGAAAGACGATCGGCGCGTTGGAGGACGGCAAAAAAGCCGCCGAAGAATTAGCCGGAAAGGATGAAAACCACGGTTTAAAAGCCGTTTCGAAGGAAGCATTTCTATTGTCTCCGATAATCGCCGGACTCGGAACGTCGATATTCGACGTCGCACACGTTCAATTCGGGCAGTCCGAAACAGAAATCGCCCTGCGTGTCGACGGCATGAAAGCTAAATTGCTCGAACTACCGGCGACGATCACGAATGATCTCGTTCCGGTCGTTGTCGACATGACGCCGTGGCAACAATTCCGCGCCGGTGCCGGGATGGAAATCGATGCGCTTGCACGAAAGGTCGACGGGCCGGGAGGTATCACGGCCGTGTTTACTGATTTCGGTGCGTCGATGGGACTTGGTCCGGCGGGTAGCGGAATTTTCGGAGGCGTATTCAGTGCACTCGGCAGCGGTTCAGGATTGACCGGCGTGTTGACGAATTTAGCGTCGACCGTAATTCCGGGCATCGGCCCCGCGTTTGCGGCACTTGCGCCGGTGATTTCAAACATCGTTTCCGGTATCACGTCAACCGTTCAAGGGTTGTCCGACGCATTAGGATTCGGAACGATCGGCGACAAGCTCGTCGGCATTGCTCGCGATAAAATATTGCCGGGAGTTATTAAAGGGCTTCAAAGTCAGGGCGTGGGTGCCGAAGGTATTTTCGATCAAATCATCGCCGAAGGCGAATTGTTCGGCACATCAGGATTGTCAGAGCAACAATTGATGACGTTGATCGAGTCGATTCTATGGCCGGGAGGACGCCCGACCGGAATCGGAACGGCCGGTGTGATTGATACACCCGTTCCGGTGGGTGTCGATGAAAACGGAAATCCTATATTCGCATGGCCGACCGGAAGCGGCATGAACGAAGGGAAATTAGGCAATGATTTCAAAACAGGAAGCACACGCGGGTCGCCGTTCACAGCATTCGGTGAGGGATTCATCCCCGGTTTCACGCCGCTCGGCGGTGCGATCGGTTTGAATACAGGCCGCGGGATTGGTGTCACGCAGTTCGGCGGTGCGTTCACCGGTAGCGGTTCGATAGGCGTTCGTCCGCCCGGTCGAGGACTCGGCGTCGGGTCCGACATCGTTCAAACGGTGATCATCAATCTTGACGGTGTTCAAATAGGGCGTTCGGTCGTTCGTGGGCTTCCCGGCGTTCTTGATACGTACGGAATTGTCGGGGGCGGTTAATGGGCGCGATTACGATTCAGGACGGGGCGGCCACCGACATCAATTTCAAAGCCGGTTCGCCGACGTGGGAAAACTCGATCAATCAACGCGGCACCGCAACGTTTATCGTCGAAGCCGGGCCTGACGTCACGACGTACCCCGTTGACGAGGGCGAAGATGTTTTTATTCTCGACGCCGGTACAAAAGTTTTCGGGGGTCGCGTCGTTCATATTAAAGAAACCGACGTTCTAATGACCGGCCGAACGCAACGGTTGTTGTCGTATTCGTGTCTCGATTTCGATCAAATTGCAATTCGCCGTGTCGTGAACGATTCGTATTCCGCACAAACGGCCGGTGCAATCGTGTCGGATATTATTACGAATTACCTCGACGGGGAATCTGTCACCGAAGGCACGATCGAGGGCGGCCCGACGATATCAAAAATCGTTTACCCACATATGTATGCGTCGGTCGTGCTTGATGAATTGGCCGCGCTCGCGGGTTTCGATTGGGAAATCAATTTGAATAAAGCGTTGCAATTCAAACCGCGAACGGCAACGGCGGCGGCGTTCAATTTGACATCGTCGAATAAGGATTATCTCGATATTTCGAAATCTAAAACGACGAATCAATACATCAACAAACAGATCCTTCGCGGCGGCATCGACATCGACACCGGATTGACGGAAACGATCGCCGGTGACGGAAACACGCGCGCGTTTTTGATTCGCAAGTCGGCGAACAATGTCACGCTCGTTGAAACGAATATCGCGTCGGCAGGATTTACGACAAAAACTCACGACACGGCCGGAGAATCAGGTTCCGATTTCTATTGGCAAAAAGGATCGCACACGATCGAACAAGACGTCGGCGGGACCGTGTTGAACGCCGCCGATTTGATCCGCATAACGTTCGACGCCGAAGTGCCGGTGATCATTGAATCGGAACTCGGTTCGGAAATCACCGCGCGAGCCGCCGTCGAATCAGGATCGGGCATTTACGAAAACGTTTTCACCGATCAAAAAATCGATGACGTCGATTTAGCGATCGACATTGCGGCCGCACGACTAGAGCGGTTTGGATCGATACACGAACAAGTCGTTTATACGACCGACACGCCGGGTCTTATTGCCGGAACGCTGCAAACGATCACGTTGACCGACATGAATATTTCCGGCGAGTGGCTTATCGAGTCCGTTCGCGGTTTCGATTTAGACGGCGACGCGCGGTATTCCGTCACCGCCGTTTCGGGTCAATCGCTCGGCGGGTGGCAAGCGTATTACCAAAAACTTTTGAATCCGGCCGATATTATTTCGCGTGAAAACGAAGTCGTTTACAAAATGAAGACCGAGCGCGAAACGAATCAACTCACCGACACGGTTGAAGCGATCGCGCCGACGACGTTCGGGTTTTCTGTGGGGGCGCAGCGAACGAATATTTGTTTACAGTCGCAGACGATGGACTCGGGGACATGGGTCAAGGGGGACGCGTCGATCACGGCGGATCAGTACATCGCCCCTGACGGGACGCTGACCGCAGATAAATGGATCGAAGCGGCGACGTCGGCCTTTCATCTTTTACAGCAAAACATCGCTACAGGGTTTGTGGCCGGGACGTCCTATTGTTTTTCTGCCTTTTTCAAGGCAGACGGCCGAGATTGGATTCGAATGGATCTCGGGTCGACGGCATGGGCGACAACACTCCCGACGTTTTATTGTGACATCGCGAATGGGACGGTTGATCCGAGCCCCGAAGGAGGGCTTGATGAATACGGGATAATTGATTACGGGAATGGGTGGTATCGGTGTTGGTTTGTTGCTCAGTGCGACGCGACCGCAACGGGGCGAATCGAACTATATATGTCGAACGCAAACCATTCAGGGTCTTATGCCGGTGACGGGGTGAGCGCGATCGGTGTTTGGGGGGTACAAGTCGAAGCGGTTCCTGACGCGAACCCGTACCCGTCGCCTTATATTCCGACAGTCGGTTCGGGAGTAGCGCAAGATTGGGATTCAATGATCGGAATGGCGACATGGGGATAATCAATAAAACAGTGAAACGCCGAGTCAATGTTCACGCCGAATGGCGCGACGTCCGAACGGGTAAAATTATCCACGAAGAATGGATAAAAAACATGATCGTCGCGGGGGGTTTAAATTCTCTCGCGAAAGCATGGGCGGGAGATGCGACCGACCTGCCAAGTCACATGGCGATCGGAACGGGCACGACGGCGATCACGCTCGGCGATACGACGCTCGAATCCGAAGTCAGTCCACGAATCGCACTAGGAACGAACACGTCGTCAGGGGCCACGTACCGCGCGTCAGCGACATGGGGTTCAGGTGACGCGAACGGCAACACGATCGCGAACGCCGGGTTGTTTGACGCCGCGTCGTCGGGCGTTCTGCTTGCTGCCGCTGTACTCGACACGACGGTCGTGAAAGACGCGACGAAATCGCTGACGATCACGTGGTACGCCACAAACGAAAATGCGTAAATGGCTGTCAACGTACATCCTTCGGATTCGGTAGCCGACAACGGGACGGCCGCAAAAGCGATATCGCTATTCAATTCGCTTGCTGCCGGAGCGAGCTACGTTCATTCAGGTTTTAACGTAACCGACGGCGGCGGCCTTGTGGCGTCGGTCGCGCTAGGTACGGCAATCATCGCCGGTGTTTTAATCGATTCGGATGCCGCGCAAACGACGACGTGTGCGAACAATACAACGAATAAGGTTTATCTCGACACCGACGGAACGGTCGGAGATACGACCGGATCGATTCCGGCCGGTTCATTGTTTCTTGCGACGGTCGTGACGTCCGGCGGATCAATAACGTCGATCACCGTTCGGCATGACGTCGAAAACAACCTGAATGTTTTCAAATTGAAAAGTTCAGACGAAACCGTCAATTCGTCGACGACAATGCAAGACGATAATGACCTGCAATTCCCGATTTTAGCGGGTCAAATGTGGGAATTTAAGATAGTTCTCGACACGTCATCCGGCGCAACGCCTGATTTCAAGTTTCAAACGAATCAAACGGCAGGCCATATCATTCATTTTTCATCCGGTCGCGACGCCGATATAACAAATCGTTCGTGTTATGCCGCATCGATCGGGACGGCGATGACCGTTTTGCATCATTCGTCGGCCGACGGTCACGTGTACGCGCATGGGTATTTCGTCGCCGAAGCCGACGGTGATTTCAAATTACAATGGGCACAAAACACATCGGACGCCGGAAACACGACCGTCAAAGCGAATAGTTTTCTCGTAGCTCGGAGGCTTCTAGGATGAGCGTCGACGCCACATTCACCGATACCGTTCACATGAGCGCGGCAACGTGGGCGGCGGCAACTAATAAACTCGCGATCAATGCGTCGTTCGTTGTTTCCGGTTTCGAAGTCACCGACGGCGGTTCGTTGAATGCAACGGTCGGTGATGGATTCGCGATCGTCAACGGAATCGAGGTCAATATTACGACGAACACGACTCAGGCACTAGCGAACAACGACACGAATTATATTTGGTTGTCGGAAGCGGGTGTACTCGCCGACGAGGTCGCCGGGGCGAACCCCGGTTCCGATCTACTAATTGCGAAGGTCGTCACGTCCGGCGGCACGATTTCGTCGATTACACACATGCGCTCGATCGGTGCCGACCCCGACGGCACGCGACAAGACACCGACTTGTGTGTTGCACTCGTAAAAACGGCCGATGAGTCTGTTTCGTCGTCGACGACCGTTCAGGCTGATGACGACTTGACGTTCACCGTTGCGAACGGCGAAGTGTGGGAGGTCACATGTATACTTGAATGCGAGCAAAACGCGGGGACGGTTGATTTTAAATCATTGTTACACGCCGGTTCCGGCTCCGTCGCCGGGTCGTGCATGACGCTGTCGGCGTCGGACGCGACGACAGGCTCCGAAGTCGGCGGTCAATTTAATGACTTCGCAACGACGGCGTTCACGGTTCAGCATACCGCAACCACGGCAAACATCGCCGTATTCATTCGGAGTATTTTATTCGCGACCGCCGGATCGACGACAATTAACCTGCGTTGGGCGCAGGGGTCATCGTCCGGCTCGGCGACTTTAGTCAAGGCGGGATCGATAATGATCGCGCGGAGGATCACAGGGTGACAGTAGTTTTGCAACCGGTACAAAATGACACCGTTCGCGGGTCGTTATTTTCCGGCATTGGCGCGGCACTCGATCATGGATCAGACACGGCCGAACCGGTACACATGACCGACGTCGCGTTCGACGACCCGAACGTAATATTTCGATTTAACAATTCCGACGTTGATGTATCGACGGAAACGCTGACGTCGGTTCCTGATCTTGCGTGGTCGCCGGGGGCGGGTGAACAATGGGAGTTCGAGTACATTTTACATTGGACGCGTGGCGGCACGACGACGCTTGAGCTAGCGTTGGTGATTCCGACCGATGTTCAAGTATACGGAATCATTCAATGCGCGTACCGCGACGAAACGACACCGCAAGGATGGTTCGGCTATCCGTTCGCCGGAACCGCGTCGACGATTTCACAAGTAATTCCGATCATTACGTCCGGCACATTATTGGCGATGCCTGCTCGAATTTATGGTGTTGCGTGTGCAACGGCTGCCGGGTCGATTGATCTTCAGCTTTCGAAAGGCGATGCCAACTCGTCGGCCGTTTCGATCGAGGACAAATCATTCATGATCGCACGAAAAATCAAAGGCTAATGGTCGATTTATTTCAACGAATGCGAACGATCGGCGATTCCGAGGCATTGCCGGGCATGGTTTATTTATGGCTCACGAATGCGGCATCGTTACGAACGGCAATCGCAACGAAAGGCACCGCGTTCTATGGTCTATCGGTCGACGAATTAACAACGATGACCGACATCGATGACGTGTACCAAGCGAAAGCGACGAACATCGCGAAGCTCGATTATGCGATGCGGGTCAAACTTGTTTTCGAGATGACACAATCGCGCGACAATGTTTTCGGCGGCATGACGTACCCGCTGACCGACGGCGAAATCGAGGCGTTGTTGGAATTGTAAATATTGATTACATTGATTCGACAATAAACAATGGACGGTTTGTTGTAACGCAGAAAGGGCGATCGCTGATCAGGCGGGTCGCCTTTTTTGTTGTCCACTATTTATGTCAATTCACGAAACGTTCACATTTAATATGTCAACTATTGTTGACGATATTGTACTTTGAATCGTTACAACAATTCAAACCGGACACGACAATGTTTATTTATCGTTTGCATTTCTTTCTTATTCGACACGGATTCGGCGAACAAAACGAAGGCGAAACCGCTCCGTATTGCGGTCATTGGTATTCATACGGCAGCACGTTTTTGACGCATCACGAGTCCGACGAAGTTTCCGATCATGTTTGTTTGCGGCTCGGCCTCGTGTGGGTTCATGTGATCGGCGACGAAACGCGCGTACTTTTGAATTCTAAAATTCACGGCCGCATCAAATTGGTGAAACGATACGTCGCCGGAATTCGCCTCGCGCACAGTTGCGGGAAATCGTGGATCGGCAGCGTTCGTCTTGTCCGTGAATTCATGCCGTCGCCATTAAAATTCTAAACAAACCGAAACAATGAAATCACAAGGACAAAAGAAATTCGATCGCGCGCATGAATTCGCCGATCACATGAATTCCGCATTAACCGAAGCGGCCGCGCGGTACGACCGACGCGGCGGCCCGTTCGAGGACGTCGCAGCTAATTTGCGCGCTCGTGCAAACGCCTTTCGTGACATGTCCCTGCAAATGGACGCAATCGACAAAAGCGTGATGTTATGATTGATTACGAAACGGCATACCTCAAAATCGAATGTTCATATTGCGGCGACCCGATCGCCGAGGACGAAGCATTCGAAACAAGTTGGGACGAACGCGAACACCGGCACGTTCAATGTGCGAAGGACGAAGCCGCCGAAACCGAAATCAAATAAACGAAATCATGTATTCATACGAAGAAAAAATCGAACTGCTCGACGAAGCGCGCGATGCAATCATCGACGCGATCGACAAAATCGAACGAGCCGCTTACGGCACCGAGGCCGAACGAACTGTTTCGGCATATACAACGCCGCATTTATTTATTTGGGCCGGCTCGGACGATTACGCCGCGCAAGCAACGGCGCAATCCGGTTCGATCACCGACATTCGCCAAATTATCAAAACCGAAATGATCGGCGTCGTTGAAGCACGATAATTATCATTATCACAAACCGAAACAATCATGACAATATTTCTTTACGCGACGCTCGCGCTTTTAATTGTTCGCATCGCGACCGGTTTTCACGCGCTCGGCAAAACCGCCGAATGGCCGCGAACAAAAGAATCCACGCCCGAATTGGTGGTCTTTTTCGTTGTCACTAGAATCGCCGCTGCGATTTGGATCGCGACATTACTCAATCTTCTATAAACCGAAACCATGAAACGAGTCAAATACCAATTCATCGACGGCGAGGGATTCGCGCGCGTTCATGCGTCCGGTCGTGCATCGGAAACGATCGACGTTCGCGAGGCGGCATTCATTTCGCTCAAAGTGTTTTTGACGTCGATGAATTACATTCGTCCTGAACTCGGGCTTGATCCGTTGACGGTCGACGACTTCACTTTGAAAATCAATCATTACGACCCATGCTGACAACCGAAAAACTGCGCGGATTAAAACACCGCATCAATTTGAATCGTCTCGCGAAGGACGCGGGACTCGCCGACAAAATTGTTTACTCGATCACGCGTAACGAACACGGCATTCGTGGACCGCGTGAACTAACGTCGATCGAAGCGCGCGCGTTGTCGGCGCAACTCGTCGCATTGTCGCGCGATCTACACAAGGCGATCGGGAAATAAAAAACCCCGAATTGCACGACGAAACCGAAACGAAACTTCGCACAAAACGGGGTTGACACGGACTAATAATCCGATCAGGGAAAATATGACAATCGACTCGATCATTGCAATGCTTCAAATCTTCGTTCCGGTTTTAATGGCCTATTTAATCGGCGTATGGGTCGGACGAAAAACGCAAAAAAGGAAATTCGAGTTGATGCTCGAACGAACGAAATTCATGCCGGTGTATATCGTCACCGCGAAAGCCGACGTGTACTACATTAAATACCAAAAGCCGGAAGAAGATCACAAAAACGAAATGAACATCAAATTGCATTTAAACTGACATGGGAAAGTTACCACACGAACCACCGCCGCGCGGCCGAACAATCAATCGCGCATTTCCGACGTCAATGT